GCAGGCATAGCTGCGCAGGGCGCAGGCGCTCCGTCCGACTATGAGCAAGAGCTGTTGAACATGCTGCAGTCGCGCGAGAAGCGTGCCACGCAAGACAAGTGGCTGGCACTGGCGCAAGCGGGCCTGTCGTTGATGTCGTCGAAGAGCCCCACGTTTGGTGGCGCTCTCGGTGAAGCTGGCGCCACGGGTCTTGGGGCGCTCCGTGAAGGTCAGAGTACGGCGGAGGCCGATCGTGTTGCATTGCTTGGCCAAATTGAACAAAGCCGTATGGGTCGCGCGAAGCTGGACTTGGAGCGTCAGGCGCTAGCTGCGCGCGGTGCCGCCAGAGGTGGACTTACCGTGCCTCAGCTACTGTCGAACCTTAAAAACGTTGCCTCGGTTGCGGTAGACCGTGTCAACTTGCTGACCGGTGGCGGTGATGTCACTAGCGCAATCCAGATGGCGGAAAGTCAGGGCAATAACCAGCTGGCCTTGGACATCCAAACCGCACAACGCGATGCCCTCCAAGCTAACAGAGATTACACCGACGCCGTGCGGGGGTTAGGTGGCTATGCGACCCCGGATGAGGGCGAAGACGACACCAGCTTCAGTGCGCGCGAGTAAAACTCCTAGCGCATAGCTGGTGTTTTGCGTAAGATGGGGGCAACTCAGGAGTTAAAAGCATGGGCACTATTCAAGTTCCGGGTCGTCTTAGCGGCCGAACTTACACCGTAGATATCGCAGGTGACGCTCCCACGCCCGCCGAACAGGCCCGCATTCTTTCCGGCGTTACCGAGCGCGAAAATCGGTTTGCCCAGCGCTTTGCGGGTACTATGGGGCGGCCTCTCGCCGAGCCGGATGACGGCACTGCGCTTGGGCGCGGCTTTGAGCTAGGCAAATCTGGTGCGTACTCACGCCTTGGCACTGCTGCGGAATACCTCGGTCAAGGGCTTGGGTCTGAAGGTATTGCAGCCCTTGGGCAGCGTATGCGGCAGTCCGGGGACTACGAAACACTCCTAGAACAGCTCCGTCAGCCCGCTCCAACGCGGCGCGAAGACGTGACCGGTATTGGCAGCGCGCTGACCTACGTCGGGGAAGGCATCGGGCAAAGCGGCCCGGAAATGCTCGCACCTCTTGCTGCGTCTGCTGTCGGGACTATTGTCGGCGGTCCCGTAATCGGCCTTGGCGCGGGTGTGGTCACTGCGTTTCCCACGTTCTTCGGTGGCAACATACAACGCCAAGAAGACGAAGTCGCTGCGGGCAATCTTGAAGGTGTCGACGTGCAGGGGGCCCTTGTCTCTGCCCTTGGGCAGTCGGCTCTAAACTCTGTCGGTGACAAGCTGTTGCTTGGCGGCTTCCTGAAGCCCGGTCAAAAATGGCTGACCCGCACAGCTGTCGGTTTCGGAGAAGGCGCCGCTGTCGAGATTCCAACAGAAATTGCGCAGCAGATGCTGGAGCGCAGACAAGCCGGTCTGGCGTTAGACAGCGACGACGCGATCAGCGAATACATTGACGCTGGTATTCTAGGCGGCATCATGGGCGGTGGCGTGCGTGGCACCACTGCGTTGTTGCGTGGATCTCGCGGGCCTGCGCCTACGCCACCCCCAGCGGCAGCACCTCCGGGGCCGACAGGTCCGGAAGCTGCGCCCGCCAGCGGTATAACGACTAATCCTGTTGTGGCAGACGCCAGTGCCTTTTTCGAAGAGCGCGCAGCCATTATAGAAGAGGGCGACGGTCTCTCAAGAGATCAAGCCGAAGCGCAAGCTGCACGGATGACGCTGGACTATCTGGACACCAACGGGATCAATAGCCCCGTGCTGCGGCCTTTCCGTAGGGCGCTGGAGATCAAAGCCTCTGCACAGCCGGACATGGGGCCTCCTACGCCGCCGATGGAAGCATACGCGGAAGAGTTTGGCGCCCCGTCTCGGCAAGAGGGTTTGCCGTTGGAGCCAGAGGCGGCACCCGCTGCGCCCACGGCTGCGCTTGAAGGTTTGACGCAGCGCTGGGATCAAGCAAACCGCAATCAGCGCAGCGACACTTTGTTCGGCGGAGCGGCCGAAGCAAACCCCGCATTTACCGCTGTAGAAACTGCGGGAGCGGTAATCCCTGCGCACGGAATGGCGAAAGCCGCCACGCTAACACAAGCCACCCGAGATCTGGTTGCTATGCTGCGCGGGGGCATAAAGCCCGGTCTATACACTGACTCACTTACCAATCCCACCCGGGGCACAGGCGGCGCAACGGGCACTTCGGGCGGTACGGCGTACCGCGACGGTTCGTTTATTATAACCTTTCGCAAAGGTCTTACAGGCAGCCCGACAGCTGCAGATGTCACTGGCGTGTTGGTCAATCCGGCGCACGCGGAAGTCATACCCGAACTACGGGCCCTATTTCCAGACATCGCCATTGAATCCTACACGAACGTAGGGCGCCTGCCAGATGTGCAGGGCGCACCTACAACACAGGAGACACAAGATGCAGACGTACGAAGTGAACCTGTCGGAGATCTCGAGTCAGGAGATCGAGCAGGCGTTACAGGTGGTGTCGAACGGGGTGATGTTGGACCTGCCGGTGCAGGTGTTGGCCCCGCCGTCACTGCGCCACTTGACGGAGGAGCAGTGGGAGAGCCTGTTCTGGGCGTATCAGATACTGATGGACCAGCGGGACCACAGCCCGATACATTGACGGCTGAGCCCACGGCGTACGATCCCATGACCGGCGCAACCCCGGGCGCCGAGACCGGCACAGCTGGGCAGATTATCCCAAGAGCCGTGCTCGCAGAACCCCCAGTCGGTGCTGCGCCGCAAGCACCCGCACCTGTGACACCAAAGACGGCCGATGAGATGGTGGCTGCGGCGTCAGCCGATCCTGCAATGGACCGCGTGGTCAACCAGTTTGTAGAACTGCAGCAGCAAGCCGAAGCAAAACAGAGTATCGCTGCTTGGTTCAACTCTGACAACACATCTGCGGACCTCAAGTTCGCCGAAGAAACGGCGCCTCCCGGCGAGCGTGAAACCACGGCGCTGCCTGCCGCGGACCTGCGGAAGATCGACGCCCTGCTTAGAACTGTGGCGGTTGGCGACGGCCTGTCGCCTGCGCAGGCGGCCCTGCGGTATTTCGGGCGCGTGCCTGACCCGGGCTATGCGTTCAACATGATTGCCAGTGATGCGGCGTATGCCAAACGACCCAAGGGCAAACGTGACCCTGACGTGAAAACGCGGAAGGGTATAGCTGGCGAGGCTGATGTTGATCTGAGCCCAAAAGTCCGCGCGGACGTGGCGCTGGAAGTTGGCCAAGGGTGGAAAACAGGGCAGGCTGCCGAGACTTGGATTTTTGAGAACCTGTCTTCCGAGGCGGGTGCCCTATTTATCTCTCTACGTGACGGCCGCGCCACGGCGACCAAGGCGGGATACTCAAACCCGACGTATGACGGGCATAAGGCGGACAGCGCTAAGGGTAAGCGCGCAGGTATTGGTCGCACCGTCGACGAACTCACTGACGCCGAGCTGGAGGTTCGGAAGGCCAAGGTCGAGGCCGATCGCCGTGCGATGGATGAAGAAGCGCGTGTGGGTCTTGGCTTCACACCTCAGCAGTGGAACTCGATGGATGAGACCACGCGTCGTGAGCACGTGCTCGATTACCAAGACCTCGCAGCCTTAGGTCCGCGAGTTGCGCCTGTGCCGTTTAACACACTCGCTGAAGCGCCGCAGACGGCCACACCCAAGGCACCGGGGGCGCGACGCAGAGCCCCGCGCGACGATGCGCTTGACCTTGATGCAATCCGTGCAGAATTAGAGGTCGAAGCCGAAGTGGCGGCGCTCGATCTAGGCCCACTGTCTTTCAGCAACGGCGCCGGCCTTATGAGCTGGCCCGGCGAAGCACATCCACGTGCAAGCGCACTGCTACGTGCCGGTGACGTACGTGGCGCTCTTGGCGTGTTGGCACGCACCGCAGGTGATCCGACACACCGTCGTGTGGCAGAGAAGCTTCTCGCTCGCATCGGCGATACCCGCTCGCAGGTCGTTTCGCCCGAGATCATGGACAGCATCCGTGCCGAGCTGTCACCCGAGACGCCAACGCTGGGCGTTGGGACGCCGCCCGGGGTCTACGTGCATCCACGCAACGAAACACAGCTGGCGGCCATGCGCCGCGAAGGTCACGATACTGCGGCTGATCTTCTCGAGCAGTACGGGGGGCAGATCCTTTTCAACGAGGGCGCAGGTATCTCGCCGGAACTGGCGCTACACGAGGCGTTTCACGCTGTCGCTGACGGTGTTCTGACCAACAAGTCTCACCCGCTGACGCGGCAGCTGGACACGCTGCGTGTTGAGCTGCTCAAGGTTCTACCGGCCACGCACTATGGTCTGAGCAACGTGCGAGAGCTTATGGCCGAGGGGCTTAATAACCCGGTGTTCCGCCGCGATCTGGGCAGCTTCAACGTTGAAGGCCAGCCCTTCTCAGCCTTCCAACGGTTCCGCGACATCGTTGGCAACTGGCTGCGCGGCGTCATTGGCATGCAGCCCAAGAAACGAGACAGCGCCGAAACCGCTGTGGACCGAGCGCTGGACGCGATCCTTGCGGTGAACCCCAACGAGATGGGTGCGGCCGACATCGCCAACGCGTCGTTCTCCGTGGGCGGCAGCAAGCAGTATCTGAAAGACGTCATGGGCCGGGCGCGCGTGCCGACCAAGGCCGATCTGGAGTCGACGCGTAAGGTGTTGCAAAACACAAAGCTACCGGTGAGCTGGAAAGGCACGCTGCTGCAATACGCGGTTCCGATCGACTATGTTGCAGACATGGCCTTGCGTTACATCCCGAGCGCCCGGCGCGTGCATGGCCTGATCGGCCAGCACCAGCGGGCCATTAGCGAAGGGACCGAGCTGGTCGTAAACACCACCGAAGAGACAGCAAAGGTGCTAGTCAAGTACGCGCGTCAGCAAAGATTGGTCGACATTTTCAACAACGCCCTATACATGGCAACGCGTTTTCAAGTTGACCCTCGAAAATTAGCGAGCGCATACAAGGGGTACTCTTTTCAGTACAACGTGCTGGACAAGGACGGTAACATTGTGCGCCGCGTGGAGTCCAAGCGCTACGCAAGCGAAGCCGAGCGCAACAAGGCTCTGGAGGCTTACAACGCCGCCCTTTCGCCAGAGCGCAAGACCAACCGGATAGCCCGGGCGCGGCGGGCTTTTGACGAGTCCCCCGAGACAACCGCGGATCACAAACGCGTGCGAGATATGATGCTCTCCATGCCTGCAGATCTGCAGAAAGAGTTCAGCCGGATGCTGGAGATGCAACCTGCTGTCGGCAAGGGCTATATCGAGGCGATCCGCACTCAGATTGAAACGCTGCTGCCGAAAGACAAGGCCCTACAAGACCGCATCTTTGGGACAATCTACGACAAGATTTTGTCGGAGCTGCTGCTGAACCCGTACCTCTCCCTTGGGCGCAACGGCCCTTTCCGCTTGTCCTATTCTGCGATTGATCCGCTGTCGATCTCCACAGACCCCGTGACCGGTGCCGTCGATATGTCTCAGGCGCAGGTGGCACAGTTTAAGCACTCGTTTGAAAGCGAAGGGGAACGGCAGTCTGCGATTGCAGCATTGCAAGCCTTGCCGGCAACAAACCAAGTCACCAACATAACGCCTTACCAAGACGGAAACTCTGGGTTTTCTCGGCAGGAAGTGCCGTTGGAGTTTGTGTCCCGAGTTCTAGACGCTGTCGACAGCTCCGGGACACTGGCGCAGGCAGTCGATCCGGCCACGGGTGCCACCAATGACGTGCGTCAGCAAATCATCAACCTGATGCTGGACTCGGTCCCAGAAACGTCGTTCATCAACGACTTCAAAAAGCGTCAGGGTATTCGTGGTTTCCGGGGCGATGCAACACCTATCTCCGAGCCAAAAGCTGCAGGTGACGTGTTGAAAAACCTTCGCGAAAATGCCATGCGGATCGCGCGCAAGACCGCGGACTTGAAGTATGGCGCCGAGTTTGCAGCGGTGCGGAAAGCCATAAACGACGAGAACATTGCCTTTCAAGGGACAAACCCCGCAGGGGTGTCTGTCGAAGAGCTGAGCCGCCAACGGGCGGAAGCGAATCAGTACGCCGAAGTGCTCACGGGATACACCAAGGCCCCCTTCAACGTGCGGTCAAACAAGTCGCGCTTCTTGGGTGCCGGCACACACATGCTGACGCTGGGCTTCAACGTGTCGACCGCTCTGGTGACGCTGTCGCAGATCCCGCTGTTCGTCTACCCAGTGCTGGCTGGCAAATACAGCGACACGCGGGCGATGGGCGCAATCGGCGCGGCACATCGAATCCTGACCGGCGCGTCCCGCGAGCGGACCATCGAGCGCATCGGCCCTGACGGGCAGATCGAGACCGATACCGCCTCGGTACCAATCCTGCAGCACTCGACGGAATACAGCACGCTGCCTTATCTGGCGCCGTTGATCGAGTTTGCGCGCAAGAACGGCGTGTTTAACCGGTCTCTGATGCAAGACGAGCTGTTGGGCGAGCAGGCGACAATGCCTGAGAAGATCTCCGCCGCCACCGGTATTCTACAGCATCAGGCCGAGCGGTATTCCCGCGAGACCGCGCTGAACGCTGCCTATATCCTCGAGCTGCAAGATCTTATGGGGCGGCAGGATATGTCGATCAGCGATTTTGTAAACGGGTTGGAGGCCGGAACTCTCAATTTCACCCCCGAGCAGGCACAAGCTGCGGCCGAAAGCGCCGTCAACGTGTCTGAGAAATCCAACGGTCCGATCTACGCTGCGGCGGGCCCCTTGGCCTCGCAGGGTAACGTCATGTCGCTGGTCTACATGTTCAAGCGGCACCCGCTGGCGATGCTGAACCTGCTGGCACAGACAGCCTCTCGCGGTTTGGGAAGCTCTGACCCCGAGGACGCAAAGATCGCGCGGCGCCAGCTCGTGCGCATGTTCGGATCGCTTGCGGTGTTCTCTGGAGCCATGGGTCTGCCGCTGATCCAACAAGTGGGTTGGCTCTACGATCTCTTGATCGCTGACGATGATGAGCCAGACTTCAAATCGCAGGTGCGTATGAGTCTCGGCGAAGCTGGCGCTTTCGGGCTTGTTGACTATATGACGGGGACGAAGACTTCCGAGCGGATCAGTCCGGGCAGCGCCATCTATCGCCCCGGCTTTGCCTCGCAGGACGCGGCGCCCCTGTTCCAAGTGTTGGAAGGCGTTGGCGGCCCTGTGCTTGGCATGGCTCTGAAGTACACTTCGGGTCGACAGTTCGAAGACCTGCAGAACGGCGATTACCAACGTGCGGCGGAAGGTTTGCTGCCGACGTCTATCGCCAACTTCTTCAAGGCGGTGCGTTTTGCACAGGAGGGGATTGAGACGCGGCGTGGAGATCTAATGGATGACATCGGTCCGTTCCATATCGCGGCACAGGCGTTCGGTTTCATGCCGGTGTCCTACGAGCAGAAGCTGTCGATGAACTCTCTGGGCACACGGATCAATAACGCGATCAACACGGAGAAAAGCCGTTTGATGCAGAAGATCCACAAGGCCCGTGACGAGGGTGACTTCGACACCGTGCAGGAATTGATGGCCGAGGTGCAAGAGTTTAATCAGCGCAACCCGCGTAACGGTATCGACCGCAGCACACTGCAGCAGTCTTACGATGCGTCGAAGCGGGTCACGGCACAGACAAGCCACGGCCTGTATGTGGCCCCGGGGAACCGTGCGCGCGTGCAGGAGTATCTGGACGCCTACGGCCGGTCGTCGGTCTTTGACTAAAAAAGCCCCGCACCGAAGTGCGGGGCCAGTCAGGCGGTTGGTGGAGAACCAACAGGAAGTGCGATGGCGTCACTATATCATGTGATTCGCCAGATGCGAAGCCCCATTATGTGGTTTTCGACGCTCACGTGCACGCGAAGTTTCCAGCCGCGGCGGTCGAAGATGGCCTGAATCTGCTTCAACGCCTTCGTGACGTTTAGGCACGGCACAAACACAGAGTCCGAGGTGCCCATCCTGTCCCAATCGACAATCATGCGCACCCCGTCTGGCCCTATGTCGTCAAGTCGCAGAACCTCCATCTGGTGTCTCCGGTAAATCCATGGACGCGCAGTCGATCGCCAGCACGGTGGCCGCTGGCAGGTTCATCTTGGTGCCCTTGCACATGCGCATCTTCTGCTTGCGGGCGTTCATCTTTTCGGCCAGCTCCATCACGACTGAGTCGTAATTCAGCCGTTGCTTGACGCACCACACCTTAAGCGCTTTCATCACGATGTACATCATTTTAACATCGGTCTCGTAGCGGGCAACGAGCCTGAACTTCGGCTGCATTTCCGGCACCACCAGACTGTCGAGGCCGTTGGAGTTGTGCGCGCCGCGCAGATCGTCCGTGCTCTTGATCCACAAGATGCTGCCGTAGTTCTCATGCACGAAGTCGTTGATAAGCGCCTCGACGGATATCTTGGCTTCGACCGTGGCCCGCCGGTTGTCGTTTATAAGCTTGACCACCCAGTCGAACAGCTTCGCCGGATCGTACGTCAACAGGCCCGCCTCGCGCGCCAAAATCAGGGCCGTGATCGTCACCGCACCCTGCACAGACCAGAACCGGTTCTGCATCGTGAGGCCACACGCTGTATCAAGTCTGCGCTGCACGCTCTCCAGAAGCTCTTTGGCCGTGGCAGGGTCGCGCATGATGTGCTGCACAAACACTTCGATGGCATGCCCCCGGTGCTCGCCGATAGACTTGGCGAACAGGTCAGTCTCCGTCTTCTCGGTGAAGTTGTGGGGCTGCACATGGTAGCGCAGAACGCGCTGCTCCTCGGCTTCAGGCTTGCCTTTGACAGCGTACACCTTGGCCAGCATCGAGTAGTTGGATGACGACGTCAGCGTGGTGTGCCACGGGTCGCCGCGGTGCCGCTCCTCGTTGCTCCCAGAGGACATGCGCCCCTTCTGCCGACCACCGGTGGCGCCGTAAATCAACGCTGATGTGTGCTCGGCGGGGAACTCGGTGAACTCGTCAAACTGCAGGTTGACGTCCTTCATCACCTCCATCCGGTTCATGCGCATATTCAGCGTGTCCTCGGCCCCCACAACGAGTTCACCGGGATCGCCGTAAATCGACGCTGCAAACTTCTGCGTCGTGGATTTGCCGTGACCCGATCCGTCACTGTAGAAGTCGAAGATCGCGGCATGCACCGGTGTCATCCGCATCAGTGGCGCGGCAAGCGCTTGGCACACCACAAACTGATAGGGCTCGAGCCCGTCGCGGGCGTAGAACTCGCCCTGCGCTTTCCAGCCCTCCAGCGTGCCCTTGGGGCGCATGGCGGGGAACAGGTAGGCCGTCTTGCTTGACGGGGGGTTGTAACCAACCTTGTCGGCGAAGATCTCGCGATCACCGATGACGTAGGACGTCATATTGTCGTCGGACCAGCCGAATTGCGTGCGTGCTGTGTCGGCCACGGTGGTGGTCTGCAGCTGTTCGATCCATTTCTGTGTGTATGTCATCAGGCTATCCCATTTCTTTGCGCCGGTAACGACGCCGTTTTTTGCTAAGACCTTGCGTAGATCTTCTTTTGACGTAGCGGAGACCAGCGGCAGCAGAAACTCGCGCACCGTATCGTTGGGCAGGTGCAGCTTGCCCAGAACGCACTCGCCAAGGTCGTGATCCAGCACGCGCTTGGTATAGTACAGATCGTTCGGATAGATATCGACGTCGACACTGTTGCCGTCGTCGTCTTCGTTCTTTACGAAAATGCCCCCGTGCTTGCCGCGATGAAACGGTAGCGGGTACACGGGTATATCGCTAACCGTACCTTTGTAAACAACGGTCGGATCGCCTGTGATCTCGTCTTCAACCTCAACCGTTTCTGCCTCAGCAATAATGCCACCGATCTGAATGGGTGACTTGATCTTGCCGCGCAGGGGGCAGCCGCCGCACACCCCGGGCCGAGTGCTGTCAAACGTGTCACAGGTGTAGGGCCCTATGATGCCGGACAGCTTGGCTTCGGTGCTTTCGGCATCATATTCTGGGTGTTCTCGCGACACGATGTGTGCACCCTTTGCACCGTCAGCGCAGAACTTGGCGATTGACAGGGCCGCGCGCCACATAGGCTCGTCGACATCTGCCTGCTCGGTGACGGCAAAGCGCAGCTGCTCGCACCCGCTACCAGACATGGTCTTCTGCAGAATCTTCTTGAACGAGGACTCTCGGTTGCGCAGCAGACGCTGCATCACAGGGTCGTCTTCGAGCTTCATGGTCACGTTGCCGAACAGCGACGCCGAAAGCGCTGGGGCCGGTGCCTCAGCTTTCAGCAAGTCCGCAAACCAAGACAAGTCCTGCGGCGCACCATCGAAGACGCCGAGCGTGGTAACTGGCGCGACTGTGCCGCGCTTGTGGTTGTTCGTGCCCGGGATGCGCAGCACGCGCGCCGCGTCCGCCGTCACGCTGGGGTCGCTGTGCAGGCCATGGGCCGCGCAGGCGCGCTTGAGAGCGACTGCCACGGGCTTCCAGTCGGCGACCGACACCGCCTCGGACAGAGGCCAGTACACGTGCACACCGTAGCCGCTGGAGACCATGATGGGACGGGGCATGCCGACGGTCTTGCAGAAAGCCCGCAGTGCCGCAATCGCCTCGCCCTGCTCGGGGTATTCTTTACCCTCACCGCAGTCGAGATCCAGAAACAGGCTGCACATCTGCAGGGCGTTGGCCGCCTTGCGCTCGCCCACATCGTCAAACGTGGCAAGGCCGAAATAGGTGTCAAAGCCGTTGGTATCTGCGTTCTCGGCAGCATGCACGACCTTCTCCACCGTCGAGAAAAACTTTTGTATCTTAGGTCTGCTGGGGTGTAACCCCAAGAGGCAGTACTGCCCGCCACCTGCGAGCACCCGCTTCAGGAATGCTGTGTTCTCCATGATCCACCATATTTTTATTGTGAGCAGCCTCGGTTATCCCGAGGCTGCATTGTTATGGTAGTGGATCAGTCGTCCCAACCGTCGACAATAGAGGCCAGCTTGTCAGCTGTTTTGGGCTCAGGTGTCTCTGCCTTGGCCTTGGAGACCTTCTCCGGTTCTTCGATCACTTCGTCGTCCTCGACCTTTGGTGCGGCCTTGGGCTTCTCGGCCTTGGGCTCGGCCTTAGGCTCAGCCTTGGGCTTCTCGACCTTGCCGGTCTGCGACACGGTGAAGGTGATCGCCTTCTTGGCCTCGTCGCTGTCACGGCCAGCGAGCACAATAGGCAGCTCGGCTTCTTCCAGACCCCGCACAGGGCGGAAGTACAGCTTCGGCGTGTTGGCGTTCTCGTCGAAGCGCATCTCGGTCATGACCGCAATCACAGGTGTGTTGTGCGCGGACAGGAACTTGATGTACGCCTGCAGGCCCATGTCGTTGCCCTTGGACTCACCGAACAGCGATGTAGCTGGCAGCTGCAGCTGATAGACTGTCTCCAGATCACCCTCGAGTGCCACGGCCAGACGCTGCGAGAAACGGCACGCGCGGCTCTCGCCTTGACCGGAACCCTTGACGTTCATCGGGCAGTCGGCACAGCGCGACGCCATGCGGTCTTCTTCTGGCACTTCGTTGGCCGGCGCACGGGTATCGAGCGACCAGCACTTAGGTGGCGCCATTTTCTCAGGATCAAACGCACCTTCATAATAGGTGCGCGCCACGTCGGCCGCGTTCAGGATCACCATGTTCATGGTGTCAGACTTACTGACCGATACCTGCTCGCCATCCACCATCATGCGGAACTTTCCGCCGCGGATGCTGATCCGGTTGCCGGCTGCGCCGGAACCGCCGGCCATTTTCTTGTTCATGTCCAGCAAGGATTTGAACAGGTCGCTGTTTACGAGGGCGTTGCCCTTAAAGATATCGAGGTTGCTCACGCTGGTTCTCCTTAAGCGTATGGGTTTTCTTCTGTGGTATCGTCTTCGTATTGGCTCAAATCCAATTCGAGCTGCAACGGCGCCCCTTCTTTCAGAGAGCCTTCAACATCATCGACTGGCCCCCCTCGAGTCAAGAGCGCTTGCTCGATCTTTTCCAGATCGTAGCGGAACACGCGGCCAAGCCGCATGAACGTGCCGGAGGGGATTTCCCCGGATTTCATCATCGCCATAATGGTGGCGTTGGAGACGTTGAAGTGCGCTGCCAGCTCGGCAGTCGTCACGTATTTGGTAGCACTCATGCTTTCCTCACGGTAATTGTGTACTCCGAGTCGGCGTTGATGCCCGGCGGTACGGTTTCAGGGTTCTCCTCAAGGAACGTCTTGACCACTGTCTGGTTCAAGCGCTTCTCAAGAAACTCCGGCACGTTGTTCTCGACAACAAACCGGTGCATGGCTTCCCAATCGCTGGTCCAGTACCGCGTTTTTTTGCTGCGGTAAACCAGACCCGATGCAGTGCGCACGCTCTCCACTTCATGCTCCTTGCAGTAATCCAGCAGGGCGGCTTTCACCTGATCCATCTGGGCGTTCAAGCTGTATTCTTTCTCCTTGAACTCGGCGGCCAGTTTGGCCTTCGCATCGCGCATCTTGATGTAGACACGGGTCAGCTTCTCGATCGGGGTATCAGTCATAGTATCGCTCTCCTTTGGTGTTGTTTTGCCTATTCTTATATCGTATCGCTCGCCTAGTCAAGCGCAACCTTGTAAAGATCTATAACTTGTCTGTGGAGGTCCATCTTGCCGTCAAGCAGCTTGTAGACACGTTCTTCCATTGGCGAGCCGACGAGCTGCACGATTGTGCACTTGTTGACCTGCCCCTTGCGGTGGATGCGGGCGTTGGCCTGCTCGTAGATCTCCAGCGACGCTGTCGGGCCCCACCACACGATTGTGTCGGCGGCGGTGAGTGTCACGCCGTGGGCGGCCGCCTGTGGCTGCACCACCAGCACGCGCGGGTTGGTCTGCTCTTGGAACGCCTTGAAGATGTCGGTGCGGGCACTCGCCGCGACAGAACCGCTGATAACCTCGCAGGAGATGTTGTCGGTCCGAAGCTTCTCGGACAGCATGTCGATTGCACTGCGGAACGGCACGAACACGATGACCTTGTTGGACGTCTCGGCCAGCACTTCCATGAGCACCTTGTAGCGAGTGCCGATGTCGAACCGCAGCTCGTTCTTGTCGTCGGTGTAGACGGAGCCAGAGCTGATCTGCAGGAGCTTGGTCATAGCCACGGCGGCGGTGCCAGCGGTCACGTTCTCGCCAGCCGCTTCCAGCAGCAAGTCCTTGCGCATCTTGCCGTAGAACTTCTTCTGCTGTGCTGTCATCTCGACAGCGCGCGACACGTAGACAATGTCGGGCAGATCGAGGCACTCGGCCTTGGTGTGGCGGATGGCCGGTTGCAGAACGCGGTGAACGGTATCGGCGGCGTTCTCCTTGGGAGCCCACTTAAAGTTGCTGATCTTGCGCATCACCATGTCCTGAAACGCAGAGAAGAACCGCGGCACAGCACGAGGGTTGACCAGCTTCGCCAAGCCATAGGCCATGTCTGGCCCTTGGGCGGCGGGCGTGCCCGTCATCATCCACAACCATGTGTCCGGCCCAGCAAGCTTGTTCAGCGTCTTCCAGCGGGCTGTCTGGGCGTTCTGGTATGCACTGCACTCATCGACGATAATGAGATCGAAGCCGCCAGCAGCCAGATCGTCGAACGAGACCTTCACGCCATCGTAATTGATGATGACGAACTCGGCGTCGCTGTTGATGATCTTCTTGCGCTTGGCCGCCGCGCCGTAGGCTACGTCGACCCGCCGGTGCATGGCAAAGGTGAACAGATCGTTGCGCCATGCGGCGTCCATGATCGACACCGGACAGATGACCAGAACACGTTTTATCAGCCCCTGCTTCATCAGGAAGTCGGCGGCCCAGATCGCGCTCGCTGTCTTGCCGACGCCCGGGTCACTGAAGCAAAACGCCTTCTTGTGCAGGGTGAAGAACGCAGCCGTCTCGCGCTGGTGAGACATGGGCTTGAACTTGCCCGGCCAGTCATAGCGGCGCTCGATCGGCGAGGGCGCATCGAAGTTGAGAGAGCGTAATGTCTGTGCCTGCTCTACGCCCCACTTGATGGCGACAGTGTTTGCGTCAACCTGTTTGCTGTCAGCGATGGCTTCCAATACGCGCGACGGGTTCTTGAGGCGCAATACAAGCGCCTTATTGTCGATGATCTGCATTGATTCTCCTGTTATGCCCGAGGCATAATTTATTTCTTGGGTGGCTTGCTGATACGTCCACCACCGGCACGGTTCTTGCTCGGGCTCTGCAGCTTCACGCCGTCTTTGTTTGACCCGCCGCGCGCCAGCGGCTTGTTGTGGGCGAGGTCCTTACCCTTGCGGGCGGCCTTGCCGTTCTTCTTGTCGAAGGCGTAGCGGGCACGGGCCCGCTCGTTGCGGTCCTCGTCTTCGCCCCGTGCCTTCTGGAGCTTATATTCACGGCCATAAGGCCGATCCGCGTTGTTCTTGTATGGCATCAGTAGACTCCGTTATGTGGGCACTCCGTCACAGGACAGTGCCGTTTGCACAGGCCGCTCGGCTTGGGGTTCCACACCTCAGTCTCGAACGCTTTCTCCATGCTACCATAGTTGGACAGCCATTTCTTCCACAGATCGCGCCGCTCGCTGCGTTCGTAGGACGCCTTCACAAAATCTTTGGCGATTACGAACAGCAGCCCGCCCCGCACGGTCTTGACCTCGGGGAAGTGCTGGAACACTGCCAGCGCCATCAGCTCCAGCTGACCCTTTTCGGCGTAGCGGGCCGACTTGCCGGTCTTGTAATCGACCACCGTCGCCACCCCGTCGTCGATGATGAGAAGATCGACGATGCCGCGGAACCATACATCCTTGTCAAAGAACTCACAGGCTTCGAGGTTGGCGTTCAGGCCAAGCTTCTGCTCGCACAGCTTGCGGCCCGGCTTGGCAGCGAGTGCGTCCAGCACCGGCTGCGCAAAGGCAAATCGCTGGGGAACTGGTGTGGCGTCACGGATGAAGTGTTCGGCAGCCTCGTGAAACTCGGTGCCGTATCGCATGGCCTCGGTCTCCACATAGGGGAACTGCTTGAGCACCTTCTCGTGATAGAACTGCTTGGGGCAGGTCTC